GGTGATGTTTGTGATTGTTGCCGGGGTTCCAGTGAAGTCGCGAGTGCTGACGGTGTCTTGGGCGTACAACTGAATCCCCCACGGGGCGTTCCAGCCTGGACCTTTACGCCATGCGGTGCCGTTGTAAGTGTAAAGACCTTCGGATGAGTCGTTGGAGCGGATGTAGGCAACCATGCCGTCTTCTGGAGCGGTGATGGCGACGTCTCGAGCGCCAGTCGATTCAAACGACATGATGGACTGTTCCATGAGGTAGTTGTTGACGTCTGAGGCGGTGAGAACTGAGGCCGCTGTGAAGTTTTTGAATCCGCTGCCCATGAGGGTCTCCTAATAGCCGAGGACGTTGGTGGAGTCGATGACTCCGTAGACAAGATTGTCGAGGATGAGGAAAGAAAGAGGTGCCGGGGACAGATTGTAGGTCGTAACCCATGAAGAGATCCCGATGTCGTGCGTGATGCCTTCGACGATGAGTTCTTTTGAGATTACAGACCCGACACCTTGAGGACGTCGTTTCACTGTGATTCTGGTTCCGATGTCGTCTGTGATCGTTGCCGCATACATTGAAGTCAGACGACGTGGGCTGAATCTCATTTGTTCGATTCGAAGCTGTGGTTGTTTGTAGGTTGCGAGTCGGACGCGCGCGATGTCGTCCATGGCTTCATCGGTGTTGTTGATGAGACCGGACAGTGAGTCTGTGCGGATGAAGTATTGCCCCTGGCTTGTGGTGTCGTTGACTACAGCGGTTGCGCCTTCACGTCTGGCAACGTTTGTGCGGTTGTAGATGAGCTGGTCGTTGTAGGTGAACTCGAGGTCGAGGTAGGGGAGTTCTCCGGTTCCGTCTCCGAAGGTTCGTTGTGAGGTGTTGTAGGTGGAGTTGACAGCCATTTCGTTATGGGAAATGAATTTGACGAGGCCGGAGCGGTCGCAGAAGAGGCGGCCTTGGTCGGCGGTTTCACATTCCTTTAAGGCGGAGAGGAGTGTGTCGTTTTGAGTGTCAATTCCTTGGACTGTTGATGTGGCGGTTGAGAAGGTTTCTCCGTCACTCATCCAATCGGCCATCGCGAGTAACGAGTCGAGGCGTTGGGTGGCGGTGTTGCCGGTTAGGTAGGTGCCTTTTCCGATGGCGTAATGGTTGGCGATTTGTGTGGACGTTAAAAAACTATTTGCGTAGAGGCAGAGTTCGTCAACAGTCCCGACAAAGTAGGAGGTCATGTTGTAAGTGGCGGTAGCGGATGAGGTGTATGGCTTGCCGACAACAATGTTGGGTTCGCTTGATACTGAGAGCGTCGTGAAAAAATCTTCGATTGTTGCTAGGACCCCATCTACCCAAAGCTGCCTGAGAGCATTGTCGTAATCTAATTTTAAAACTATGTGATGGGGTTTTCCGTCGTTGACTGTGATTCCTGAGGTTCTGACTAGCGCACTATTAAAACCTGCGGTGCTACCAATCTGTCCTTGTATGACCCCGACGCCACCAGTGACAACCATTCCAAGTGCCAAAGTGTATTCGTATCCGCCTTTGTAAAAAATACCGTATTTGCCGTCTGTGGTTGTGCTGGTTGAAATCCAACATTCGACGGTTTTGGCGCGGAAATCTACGAAGGGATCACCCAGGAATCCGATAGGGATTTCGATGAAGTCGGTTCCGTCGAAGACTGCTGAGACAGACGAATCGTTGGCGACGAGTGAGCCGGTGGAGGCTCCTGTTGTTGCTGCTCCGGCAGTGGTTTTCCATGAGCCAACAGATCGGCCGCTAATAGTTTCGAAGGGTTGGGTGGGGGTGTCGCCATCGTCGAAACGAAACCAAGCGGTAGGGCCGTCTTCCCGTACTTGGTATTCCCAGTAGGAGGGGAGGGTGATGAGGTTCAAGACTTTGAAGGCGTCGGAGGCGGTGACGACTGCGACAGCGTCGGAGGGGTTTGTGTATTGCTGGTCCCACTGGTCGACATAGCCTTGGAAGATTGTTTGAGCGGAACCACCAGGGGCTGTGGCTTGAACACGGATTGGGCGTCCTGGTGTGAGTTTGCCGTAGTAGGCGCCGACAGTGTTTTCAGGGTCGAAGGTTCGGTCTTCGTTGCTGAGAATGATCTGACAGTTTCCGGTGGTGAAGTCGTCGAGTTCGGAGGAGCGGCCTCGTTTGATTTGCACGCTTCGGACGGCGGTGGAGACGTCGGTGTAGGTGATGGAGGCTAGTGTGGATCCGAGGGGGACTGTGTTGTTTCCGGCGGCTGTGGAGAAACCTATGGCAACAGTGATTTGGACGCCATCTGCGATTTCTGCTGGCATCAGCTTCGCCACCCTGAGCCGGAGCGGCGTTCGAAGCTTGAGATGGCTTCGACGATGGTTTGGCCGATAGCGGCTTTGTCGGCGGTGGGTGAGACAGAAACGTTGATGGTGACATTTCCGCCACCACCATTCATGCTGCCGCCAGCGTTGGCGACGAGTGCTTTGCTGGTGGAGAAAGCGTCCATGATTCGGCCATAACCGGACGGAACGAACAGTTCCGGACCTTTCTCGCCGACAATGTAAGGCGTCCCGGAGTCGACTGTTCCGCCTGTCCACATTTCACCGAACAGGGCGCTGAATTCTCCAGCGGTGAGGATGATGCCTTGAGCTTGGAGTTGTTGGATCAGTTTGCTTTTTGCGTTGTTGAGTGACACTTCGGCTTCAATGCGGATTTTTATGACTGGGTTTTGTAAGCCGAGGAGGAACAGTTGGAGGGACATATCTTCGATACGTTTCCGGAGGGGACTATCGGGAGCCAAGGTGCCAGCCAGTTCTTTCAACTTTTGCGACTGGATCATGTGGCCTTCGCCTGCCGCCAAAGTCTTTCCTTCAAGTTTTGCTTGGGCTTCAGCAGCGGCGGCGGCAGCTTCGGCCTCCTTCAGCATGGCTTTCTCCAAAGCCAATTCCTTTGTGGTGCGCTCATCGGCTGTCAAACCACCATCGCTGAGAGCCTTGTTGTATTCGGCCAGGGCCTGTCGAGTAGCGATCTGGGCTTCTGTGTTGCTGATGTTGAGGTCGTACAGGTCTTTCAACTTGTCGTACTGGGTTTCCATTGCTTTGGAGGCCGCGTCAACTTCAGCGGCTAGATCCGCTTGAGCGGTGGCCTGCTCTTCAGACAATCCGGCTTCAATGCCTTTTTGGATGTTCAGCTGCCGGATGACTTCCTGCTGCTGGTTGTAAGCGTCGATACCGTTGTAAAGGGTTTCGATGAGTCCTTTGTCGGCGGCGCCGGTTTCAAGAAGGCGCGCGATGAGTTCGTTTTGAGAGCCGCCAGCGTCCTTGATCGCTTGGAGGCGAGTGTTGTAGGCGTCGGTCCCCTTGTTGACGTCTTCTCGGATTAAAGCCTCAACCTCGCCCTGTTTCACCAAGGCGTCGCGGTTGTCGTCGATTACGTCGGAGAACTGAGAGACGGAAATGCCGGCTTTGTTCAAATTGTCGATCTGGTTTTTGGATTGCAGAATGGCTGCGACGGTTGTGCGGGTGTTTTCCGTCATGCTGCCGTCGAGTTCGTTGAAAGTCTTGGTCAGAGCGTCAATGTCTTTTTTCACTGCCGCTTGTTCGTCTGAATACTTTTTCCAAGCGATACCACCGACGACAGCGGCGACGCCTACAGCCAAAGCCGCTGGGCCGAGAAGAGACATCCCGCCAGCGGCAGCGGCAGCGGTTGACCCGGCAGCCTGTGTGGAAATGTTCATGGAGGCGATAGCCCCCTGGGTGCTGACTGCTTTGGTTGCCGTGTCAAGAATCGCTGTTCCAGCGGTCTTCGCTGCACTAGCAGCCAACGTGAAACCTTCAACAAGTTTTGGACCTATCAAAACAATTCCGGTGAGGCCGATCAGACCTGTTTGGACTGGGCCTGGAAGGGCGGTGAATGCTTCGGCGACGAGGGTGACGGTTTTTTGGATTTGGGTGTAGACGGGGAGAAGTGATTTGCCGAGTCTGGCAGAGGCGTCTTCCATGGCTGCTGCTGCTCGTTGCTGCTGGCCTTGGGCTGTGTCAGCTTCACGGCCGAACTGTCCCTGAGCGAACGCTGAGCGTTCCGTGATAAGGGCGAGAGTGGCTTGGCCTTTGGCGTATGCAGTGACAGAGGACTCGGATTCTGCCAAGCCCATGGAGACGGCTTTGGCGCTGATCTCAGAGGCTTTCAGGGCGATACCAAAACGCTCGAGGGGATCGAACTCGCCTCGGAGGGCGGAACCTAAAGCGGAGACGGCGTCGTTTGTGTTGCCGCCAAGAGTGGCAGCCAAATCGGCGCCAGTTTTCGTTAAGAAGACAGATTGTTTCGCTGCCTCTTCCGCCGAAAGCCCAGCACCTTTCAAAGAAGCGCCGAGACGTGAGGTCAGCGAACGAGCAGCGTTTTCAGAGAGGCCGACCAGGTCGGCGGCTCCTTTTGCGAATTCGTTGATGGGTCCGGAGGCTTGTTCGAAGACAGCAGCTGTTCCGCCGATCGACTGTTCTAGATCTCCGGCGGCTTTGACGAGCTTCTGTGCGCCATACAGGACAGCGCCTCCGAAGAGGGCGGTTCGGAGGATGTCGCCCGACTTTTTGGCGTTGTTTCCGAAGCCGCTGAGTTGGCCTTCTGCTTTGAGAAGTTCTCGTTGAAGTTGTGCGGCGTCACCTACAACGGCGACCCTCACTTCACGTTTGTCACCGGCCATCGGTTGCCTCACTCATCCCAACGCTTAGCGTCCGAACCGTATTCGGCTGCTTCTCTGCGTCTTGTTTGAACTTCGAACATTGCGTCGAGGTAGTGGTCGGGTTCCTCTAAAAGTACGGATACTGGGATACCCGAGTCAATCGCCAGCGCTGCTACAGCGAGGGTGAAGAACTCGGGTCCGTAGGGGTTTCTTCTTCTTCTTCCGAAAGAATGTCGACCCCATCAACGGTTTCCATCCATTCGTCGAAGTCGGGAAGATCAGCGTTGATTCGTTTTTCTGCACACCATCCGAAATACCACAGATGTTCGGTGTAGATGCCGCCTTCTGAGAACAGGTTGGAGACTGGCATTTTGAACTGTCGTTCGAACTTGACGGCGTCGACCTTGCGGCCTGGTGCTTCGACGATGTTTCCGTCTTGGTGTGTGATTCGGTATTTTGCGAACATGGCGGGCTGTTCCTTTATCGGAGGGCGGATTGGACTGCTTTGTCGACTGCTTTGCCGGCAGCTTCGACGAGTCGGTTTTGTGTCTCGAGGATGCCAGGGTAGACGTAGCGGCCTTTTTTAATGATAGGCCGGACGATGGTTTGGTTTCGGCCTGGTCCACGGTTCTTCAATGAGCCACCGAAGTCCAGCCATCCAAAGTATGGGGCGACGGATGATTTGCCACCGGCCAGGACGTAGAGGGTGTTCCCTCCGGATCTGGCTTTCAAAGTGAACTGGGCGTAGCCGGATCGTTTGGGGACTCTCCGCATAATGGCGGGGAGGGTGTTGAGGATGATTGCGGATTTGAGGTCTTCGCGTAGGACCGGGACGAGGTCCGGATGTATCTTTCGAAGATACTTCCGAACCTCGGCCAGGTTGCTGACGTAGACCCCAGCCCCTACAGCCATCAGCCGTTCTTGGCGATGGTGCTGGCTGCGCGCCAGCTGCCCGAGACGGTGATGGGACCGTCGACAGGCGAGTCGACTGAGAAGTCGAAGAAGCCAGTTCCGTACCAGTAGACGTTCGGGGCGTTGGTGATGTCTGGGTACAGGTAGAACTTGCGGGCGTCACCATCTACAGCGGCGGTGTACGACTGTGCGGTCGCGTCGTCGAAGTAGCCGGAGAAGCTGCCCTGAGCGTCGGGAAGGCCCGAAACGTACACCTTGTTGGTGTCGCCGAATGAGGTGACTTCAGCGGTGTCGACAGCGAATTCGGCTGACCACTGCTTAAGGAATGCGACGGATGAGGGATTCGCTGCTGATGTAGCGATTCCGAGGTAAAGGCGACCGTTACGGCCGTGGCGACGTGCCATTGGTTTCTCCTTGGGGAGTTGGTGGGGTCTGGGGTTCTCCGGTCACGTCGGGATGCTCGGGAGAGCTGCTACACATTCCAGCAGGTGCCGGACATTATTGTCGAAAGTTCGGGTGGCTACTGCGTTTCGGGCCTCGAGTGCGGCTGTTTGCCGTTCTGTTGGATGGTTCAGCCACCATCGTAGTTTCTCTCCGAACTCTTCGGGTGTTTCGAAGGTCGGCAACATTGACAGCACATGGTCGGATTCGGGGCGGGATTCTCGGAGGAAGAATGTTCCTGTGGCGGCTAGTTCCACTTCGCGTGGACCCATTGCCCAGCCTTGGTCATGGCCGGCGGCGCCTTCTTTGCGGTAAAGGTTCGCTGATGTGTGGACTGAGGAATACAGCTCGACTGTGTGTTCGTTGGGGAAACAGCCTTGTTGTTCGTGGATGAGGAAGTCGTGGAGTGGTGAGTTGTCGTCGAGGGCTTGCCAGTTGCCGGCGAGTTTGACGTCGATTCCTGTCCAGTCGACTTGTTCGAAGAAGGCGATTCGGGAGGGGAAGGCGGTTCCGACCCATCCGAAGTCGGCTCGGAAGTCGTCGGCTGGTTGGTGGCGGTAATGGATTTCGGGGTCGTATGCCTGGGGGACGTACCAGGTGTTGGGTTGGCTTTCCCGAAAGGTATCTAGGTTTGTGGGGTCGTTGATGAATGCGGCGTCGGCTCTGGCGGCGATGGGTTGCTGGGAAGGATCCTCATATGGGGATTCTGTGAGGATCACTGCGATTCGGATTCCTCGAGACCGGATGATGTCGAAGGTTTCTGGTGGGACGAGGAAGGCGGAGGTGATGATGACGAGGTCGGGCCAGAAGTCGAAGCAGGTGGCGCGTAATTGTTCGCCGACCATTCTGGCGGCGATGTGTCCTTTTTCTGTTTCGGGGACTTTGCCTCGGATGGCGTTTTCGGTGAAGGTGATTCTGTCGGAGAGGTTGAAGTTTTGAACTTCATTTCCGGAGCGTTTTAACGCTCGGAGCCATCCGTTGTGGACGTCTGCGACAGAGAATTCGGGGCCGGGTTCTACTGTGAGGATTCGCACTTAGCCGAGAACCTCGAGGTTCACTTCGACGCCTAGGTATTCGATGCCGCCGATGGTGAAGGTTCCGGGGTTGTTCCAGGAGGTGACGCGTGCTGAGTCACAGGAGCCGGAGAGGGTCGGGTTGGTGTCGATGGCGTGGAAGATGGAGTTGGTGTCTTGGCCGAGGAAGTCGTCGAGGCGTTGCTGGCTGTTTTGATCGTCTGCCCTGGTGAGCATGACGAGGACGCCATAGTTGACGATCATTCCGTTGTCGAGGTCGGCGTCGTATTGGCCGGTGCCGAGTGAGACGACAGCTGCTGGCGGTTGAATGGTTGAGGGGATCCATTCGTAGATTCGGAGGTTGTCGATAGTTTCTAGGGCGCTGGTGATGCCTGCTCGAACAGATGTCAGGTTCATCCGATGACCAGTCCTTGGCCGCCTGCACGTCGGTAGGGGGAGATGAGCATTTGGACGTCAGGGTCGAGGCGGGTGGAGACTCGGATGGCTCCGAATGCTTCGCCGGCTGCGAATCCTTCTGGGGTTTGCGCGCGTCGGTAAATGCGGGCGGCTTGAATAAGGCAGGCTTGGGCGATTGAGTCTGGGACAGCAGCCCAACCCCATTTTGCGGTCACTTGGACTCGAGGGCGTCGGCCGGTGACGGGGAACAGTTTGGGGATGGTGGCGAGGATGCTGTTGTACGGCTGGTTGGAGACGCCACCGATTTCGGCGTTGAGGGGTTCCAAGATGTATTCGTCGGAGGCCCATGTTTGGTCGTAGGTGCCGTTGTCGCCTGTGTCGGTTTTGATGATGAGGCCGGTGACGGTTGAGAAGTCGTCGACGACACATCGGATGTGGGTGTCGGCGTAGTAGACGCGTGGCGAGACTGTGGCGTCGAGGTAGAAGCGCCGGTTGGTGAAGGCGTCGATGGTTCGGGAGGCGACTTCGATGGCGGCTTCCATTTGGGCGTCTTCAGCGGTGCCGTAGTTCGCCGAGGG